CTCTTACAACGATGGTTTTTTGGGTTATATCTGCCTTAAAGCCTCTACTGATGATCCTATTTTGGCTGATAGTATCATCTATTACAAAGATATTAGAATCTTTCTTAATAGTGTCGGAATAAGCCTTTACTTGGTTGTAATCGGATATAATGCGTATCGTATCGGATATATGCGTATATAAGGTATCTATGACCTTATAAGGTATAGAATCCCCTTTTCTGTACCGATTTATGTACACTTTTGAGTATTGGGTATCGTGTATGGTTTGTACCTTCTTATATTTAGACAAGTCAAGAGGAGTCTTTATATAGGTAGGTTTAACTAAAAAATATAGCCACAATACGAGTAGTACTATGGCTATGAACAAAATATTGTCCTTAATAAACTTCATTATAACTCTTCCTCTTCTTCTTTTACGAAAGTAATACCAGTAGTCCAATCTTCTAGGAATGTAAAGTTTTCTAAACCTTGAGTGTTGATAACCTCAATAGGCTTAAACTCAAACTCCTTCTCACCTAGTTCTTTAACTTGAGCAGTTAGCTTCTTAATAGCCTCTTTGGTGAATTTGTAGCCATTTTTCTCATCAAGGATTAAACAATCATTACTATCTACTTGTGCGTTGTCTAATCTTAAACCTTCCACTTCTGCCTGATATGCTTCGTGGTGGCTCTTTAACTTCTCATAAATACGGAAAAGTTTTTTCTGCGTACGATTTTCTTGACTACCAATAACTGCGTTAAGGTTAGCCACTAATTGATTCAATTGATTGTAATTCATATTGTTGGGTTTTTTTACAAATATAGTTAATTGTTATAGGTTTTCTTTAGTACCATTTTTTTCTTTTTTCATCATCAGTTTTTAATCCTATTAATATTGCTATTATAAAAATTATTATTAAAGGTATTGCTGACATATATTAATTGTTATAGGTTTGGTTAAAGTATTCCCATGCTTTATCTATATGTCCTACATCCGCATGATGCCCATCATTAAATGCTTTTACTATCTGCTCTTTTTCTTTTATAATTAAAGATTTAGCATATTCAATAGTTCCTTCTATTGCACCACACGCTTGTAGCATTTCTGCATTAGATAGTACTTTATATCTTAATTCTAAATCTTCTAACATTAGTTGCATTGCTGTTTTCATAATATTGGTTTTGCCAAAATTAGTACTATTCGGTTACTTCAGCAACTACTTCAGGTACTATTGTTTCAGGCACAGGCGGAACATAATCCCCAATGATTGTAAGATTAAGTTGGTCGCTAGATGCAGCCCAATCCCAAGCATACTCATCATCATTACCCCAAGCAGCGTAGGCTTCCCCACTCATTGTTAAGTTGCCTTGTGCTACATTAGCTAAATCACTATCTAATAACGAGTAGTAAAACGATGCAGATGAACCTAGCACCCCACCGATTACATACATATTAAAGATTGTTGCAGTTACTGATTTTCCATTTATCCAACTTTGGATAGGGGAGATTGTTTTCATTTTATTTTATTTTAATTTTTAACAATAATCATAAGTAATTCCACTAACAACACCTGCTGCACTAATTGTTAATCTAGTTATAGTTGCAGAAGGATATGCAATATCAAGTGTTGCTCTTTGAGTTCCACCGCCATTATATAAAGTTGTTTGTGCTGCGTTTGTGTAAGCTAAAGTTAATGTAGGATTTAAGTAAACAGTTGCAACAAAAGAACCCCAATTACAAGCACCTGTTGTGGTAAGTAAATCAATCTTTACTCCTATATCATTTTTAACTAATATTTGTAAACTTGTTTTAGCAGTATCAATTAAGTAAATTCCATAAGCACTTGTAAAAACATAATTAGCTTCATAATAAGCCCTTGTTATTAATTGAAGCGAATCAGCAGGTTGTGAACAACCATCACACCAAGGATAACCACCATTGGTATTTAAGTTCCAAAAGTCATTCATTGCCGTTCTAGTTATGCCTTGATTTAAAGCCGTACCCGCCCAAGTTGTAGCCATATTATTTAAGTTTAGTTGTACTAATATTAAATTTTCTACCTTTTAACTCTTTAATCTCTTGTTCTAATGCGTACACTTTTGCAACTAATACCTCACGATAAGATAGGCTTAACATATCATCACTACCTTTTGAAACTGCACTATCTAATATCCCAACAAAATCTTGAGCATAATAACCTAATTCAACCTTTCCGTTTTTAGTGTAAAGTTTTGGAGTTATTGATGCAATACCTTTTGTTTGGTAGTTATCTTGGATTAATGTTTTTAATCTACTATCGGAAGATTCAAAGAATGATGTTGCGGTAACTGAACCTATTACTACCATATTAGTAGCGCTTATTCTAAATTGTTCTACTGAACCTGCTTTAAAAACTAATGCAGTACCACTTGCACCACTTGCATAATCACCATTATTATTTAATATTCCGCTATAAGCAGCTAATGTTCCATATTGGTTAACCTCTGCCCCTACTGCTCCTGTTCTATCATAAAATGTTGCCGCATTAACACCACCACCAGGAGAAGAAGATACTATACATCCATTTACTTGAAGTTTACCTGTTCCTGCATCAGTAGTAGTTCCTATTAATACATTGCCGTTTGTTTCAACTCTAAATTTAGTAACGGCAGTGCTACTATCTGTAACTGCAAATTGCCCATCTAAAGATATAAGACAAGTACCTGATGCAGCATATCCACCTCCTCCTCTTGTTGCTCCATTTAAATACATTGTTACACCACCACCACCACTACCAATTCTGCCATAGGATGTAGTTGAACCAAGTGTTAAAAATCCTGATGTGCTTCCTATAAACATTTCACTTGCCGTTACACTACTAGAGAATGTAGCAGCTCCTGTGGAACGAGTTAATTTAAAATTAACTGCACCTATTCCGTAATTATAAAATTCTAAATCACTATTAGCACCACTTGCTGCACTACCTAAATACCAATCACTTGTTCCATTAGTCTGCCATCTAATAGCATTTTCAACACTTGTAGTTGCACTTCTATTTAAGTAAATATTTGCTTGACTTGCACCTGCACCTATTGTTAAACTTGTTATAAACCTTCCTGTACCATTAACATCTAGCTTGTATAAACCTTGTGTTGCTGAATAACCTACTTCTAATGAACCTGTTGTTGGTAATGTTAATACACCACTACTTGTTAAGGTCATTCTCAAAGTTCCATCTACCACAGGTGTTGCAGAAGAAGAAGTATGAAATTCTAAATTTCTATTATTACCAACAACAATATTTGCATCTTTACCACTTCCTGCACTTGATAAAAATAAAGCTCCTTCGTACCCACTTTGCCCAATTACTGCAAGAATATTATCTTGTGATGATTTTTCAATATGTAATATAGATAAAGGAGTAGCAATTCCAACCCCCAAGTTACCATTAGCCAATAAGGTCATTGCTTGGGTAAAAGTTATAGCGTTACCTGCCGTTCCTGAAGGTGCTTGTAACCACGCAAAAACACCACCACTTGTTTGTTGAAATAATGATGCGTAATTTGTTGAAATATATCTATAATCAGTTCCATCAAAATAAGCATTTTTGCCTGTGCCTAATGCACTTATAGAAAAATTGCTAGTAAACTGCATTGCAGGGAATCCACTCCACGCACTCGGTGTAACTCCTAATCCTAAATTGCCTGAAGAATTTAGATACATTAATGCAGTTGGACTTTGATTATAAAATACAAATGGCATTGAAGCATCAGCACCTAAATATCCTCTAACAGTTCCACCCGTTTTTAATTCTAATAAAGCAGTAGCACCACCTGTTCTATCAATACTTAACACAGTTGAACCTGTTGAGATAGAAACTGTACTTCCGTTATCCTGTACTAAACTATTCCCTATTGTATATGTACCATTTATTTTAGGTAAATATCCCGATGTCCAAGTTCCACTTGCTAACACAGGATTAGTTAAAGCACTTTGCTTATTGTTAAATGTTGTCCAATCCGCACTTGATAATGCACCACGATTCGTTGCACTTGCAGTTGGTACATTTAAAGTAATTACAGGAGTTGTTGTACTTGTTGCTACACTTGAACTTAAATCCGTTCCACTTGTTCCTATTGTTAAAGCAGCTACGCTTGTAACTGTTCCCCCACTTGAAGGTGAAGTATTTGTTATAGTAAAGTTTGGATAAGTTCCTGTTACACTAATTCCTGTACTTGCAGTTAAAGCAACTGTTTGGTCAGGTGCAGTATTAGTTATTGTTATTGTGCCACTTGTAGTAATTGGACTACCTGTTATTGATATTCCTGTGCCACCTGTTGCAGCAACACTTGTAACTGTTCCTACATTAGTTGTATATCCTGCACCATTAGTGATTTGGTTGTTATTAGTAGGGATTGTTATAACCCCTGTTGTTGAGTTATAAGCACCACTACCTGCTACGAATGATAAAGCTAATCTTGCCCTTGAATCAGTAAAGTAAAGGTTACCACTTTCGGTAACTTGTGCAGTTGTATAATCACCGCTTGTTGCAACTACTGCTCCTGTTCTACCGAATACCGAAGTAACAGGATAAGATATGTCGCTAGTTAAAGCCAAAGTACCTGTTGCATTAGGAAATGTAAAAGTATATCCTGTTGCAGATGGCAAAGTAAAAGTATTACTAATCCCACCACCGCTTGTAAACTTAAATCCATTGGTCAATCCACCTAAATTCATATATCCTGCTAAAGAGTTACTTGAAGCATTTTGTAAGAATATGCCTCCGTTGTTTTTAGTAGCATCCGAGAAAGTCTTTGTACCTGCTATCGTTTGAGTTCCTGTTGTAATCAATCCCCTTGCAGTTGCACTCGCATCAGGAATGTTAAAAGTATGCGTAGCAGTTGTACTTGAAATATTAAAATCCGTTCCACTCGTTCCTACTTGAAAGTATTGCACTTGAGCAGTCAAACCATTTAACGCAGTAATACCTGTACTAAATGTTGTTATAATTTGGCACAAATGACCATCTTGAGTATGAATAGTTGTAGTCTTACCACCGCTATTCGTAGCGTATAATTTAACCGCCAACCTATCCGTTAAAGTTAAACTTGTAGCAGGAACTGCCATTGCAAAAGTGTAAAGATTCAAAGCAGTACCATCGTATATAATCTCATTAGAACTTGTAGAAATCAAAGTAAAAGTCGTTCCATCGTACTTGTAAAGTTCTGCATACATTTGCGGAGTACCACCATTAGAACTCATTGAAGCGTAAATCTCATAGTTCCAATTTCCTGCTGGTATGTTTAATTGTGCAGGGTCGTTAGCATCAGTTAAGAAAGCTACTATAAAACCATCCCCTGATTTAGCGAAATCTACTCCTGTTCCTACTACCGCAGTTTTACTCATTTCGTAATAAGTAGTACCACCAATAGTGCCTTGACTTGTTCCTCCATTAAGATAATACGAAACCGATGAACCGCCACCGCCACTTGAAGGGAAATCTGCTAAAGTACCATCTCCCCTAATATATTGTGAAGCAACACCTGCTCCTGTTACTGCAATCGTTCCATTAGCCGTTAAAGGGCTATTTGCGACACTAAAAGCACTCGGCATAGATAAACCTATGGAAGTGATTAAAGTAGGAAAGGTTGTTAAGTTTCCTGCTCCGTTTACATATTGTAAATTAGTTCCGTTGAACCCTATGTTAATCGTTCCGCTGGTAGTAATTGGTGAGCCTGTGATATTTAAACTATCTCCGCTTTCAGTAACCGCTACACTCGTAACTGTTCCTGTTGCACCTGAAGCCCTTTGCCATATAGAACCGCTATAAATAACTTGGTCTCCTACTACAAAAGCAATAGCACCAGCACCAAAGTCAACAGTACCTGCCACATTACATAAGTAAACATCTCCTTGATTTCCTGTGCCATTAGCAAGGGTTGGTGTGTTAGTAGCAGCGTTCCAAGTACCCTTATACTCCATAACCGAGTTAGGTAATTGACTTACTAAAATCTTACCATTAACATCAAGTCTTGGCACACCATTTGCAACATCAAATCCTAATGAAGTCAATACCCCACTTGTTCCAATAATTACATCTTGTAAATTCCTCACTTTCGCACCTGCTGAAACAACTATTTGATTTGCCATCTTATATTAATTTATAACTAAATTATTGAAATAATGCCCTAATAAACTCCCCACTTTCTAATACCCTTCCAAATGTCAATACCCCTGTTGTACTATTCCATTTCACTTGCTCATCCACAGGCGTTCCTGTCGTTAAAATATCTTGAACATCTATACCACCACGAGAAACATAAAGACAAGCCTTGCCTATCATATCGCCATAAGTAATAGTAGTTTCGCCACCTGCTGCCGTTGTTCCCTTTGTGTAAACCGCACCTCCAGCAACAATAACAACCCCTTCAGGATTGATTTCCGTTCCTGTTGTTGCATAAGCACCTGTACCTTGTAAACTAACTGAATAAGTCGCAATGTCTTTGTAAGGTGCATTTATTTGTAAACTTGTTAAATTGCAATCCCCACTAATTACTACCAAACCATCAACTCCGTTGTCAATAACAAACTTTACTAAAATTGTAGTCCTATCTTGTTGTTGCTCAAGTAAAAATAAATAGCCATAACCATCCAAAGTTATAAGACCATC